CAGCTAGGAAAATCCTCGAATGCTCTACTCTTCTAAGGGTAAGATGCTACTCTGTCAAGGTAGCGATCGGAGTTCAACTCTCCGGTGGAGCGCGTCCCGTTAGTCTAGCGGTCAAGACACTTGGTTCTCACCCAAGAGTCGAGGGTTCGACTCCCTCACGGGGTACGGAGTTGTCAGCGACTCGAAAGAGCTACGGAGGCATGCACTCCTCTACCCGACACTGTCGGGTACTGGCGACAATGGTCTATAACACAGCGGCAAGTGTACCGGGCTCTTACCCCGGGAACCTCGGTTCGAATCCGAGTGGACCAACTACGGTGGTAGTACAAGCGGCCCAGTGCGCCCCCTGGCTACGGGGGAAATGCAGGTTCAAATCCTGTCCACCCGAACACTTTGGAGTGTAGCTCAGCGGCAGAGCAGGGGACTGTTAATCCCTTGGCCGGAGGTTCGAATCCTCCCATTCCAGCTAGGCATTAGCTCATCGGAAGAGCGGCGGACTCCAACCCCGCGCGTGGTAGGTTCGACTCCTACATGCCTTGCTTTACTCCCTAGTGTAACGGCAGCACGACTGACTCTGAATCAGTTAGCCTTGGTTCGAATCCAGGGGGGGTAGCTGTGGTCGTAGTTCAACGGCAGAACACCGGGATGTGACCCCGGATGTGAGGGTTCAACTCCCTCCGATCACCCCGTCTCACTCGTACAACGGCAAGTACCCCAGTCTTCCAAACTGGCGATGAGGGTTCGATTCCCTCGTGAGGCTCATGACCCCGGTTCGCCTCTGTTTCATGCGGCCGTGCACATGCCTGGCGCCAGGATGCGCATCATCCCGACCTGGATGAGGTGGTGGGAACGGTAGACCCACTATGGTCAATGCCCCTGTAGTTTAACTGGCAGTAGCGTCGGTCTTAGGAACCGGAGATCAGGGTTCGAATCCCTGTGGGGGTACTTGCGCAAGTGGATGAGTGAAGCTTGCGCACCTTGCCCTGTTAGCTCAACGGCAGAGCACCGGTTTAGTAATCCGGTGATGAGGGTTCGATTCCTTCATGGGGCTCGCATGGGGATGTAGCACAATGGCAGTGCACTGGTTTTGCAATCCAGCGGCTGTGGGTTCGAGTCCCACCTTCTCCACCATGACACCATCAACCGGCCGGTGTTTCATGTCCTCAAGTCCGGTAGAGTGAGTTAAGGCCACGGTCCCCGCCGTGGCCTTTAGCATTCGCATCCATGATTACACAGGGAGAACAGTCAATGACTGACGCATGGGACTACAACGAGTCCGACGACCAGACGCAGAACAACGGGCCTAAGCCACTACGAGACGCTTACGCAGCCCAGAAGAAGCAGAACGAGGAACTAATGGCCCGCCTGGCCAAGCTAGAGGCGGTCAACCAGAGGAACCAGGTCGCGGACATGATTGAGGCTCAGGGTGTGGCACGTTCCGCCGCACAGTACTACAGCGGCGATGCTGACCCGGACAAGGTCTCGGCGTTCGTCAATGACATGCGCGCTGCTTTTGGCAGCGCTTCAGCACCTCAGGCTACTCCGGTATCCACTCCAGCAGTAGACGCATCCGATGCACAGAAGCTTCAGAGCATGATGCAGGCAGGAGCCCAGGGTGCAGCACCCGGAAATGCAGACGTAGCACTGTCTGCCATGAACAACCCGGATGCCTCCACCGCCGATCGTATCGCGGCCTTCCAGGCTTTCGCGCGCACACAGCAGCAGTAAGCACTAGGGCCGCATTCTCCCTAAGGATGTGTAATGGCTAACGCCTTTACTGGCACCTCTGCCATGTCCAACCTCGTCCAGACTGCGTACGACCGCGAGCTAGAGTTCGCACTACGTGCCCAGCCTATCTTCCGTCGAGTAGCGGACAAGAAGCCTGCACAGCAGGCAATGCCAGGTTCTTCCGTTGTATTCGAGATCTACCAGGATCTCGCTCAGGCTATCACCCCGCTCAACGAGCTTGTCGACCCTGACGCCGTTGCAGCAGGACAGCCAACCACCGTTTCCGTAACCCTGAACGAGTACGGTAACGCGATCCTCGTGTCGAACAAGCTCGACCTGTTCAGCTTCACCGACGTGACCGCAGGTCTTGTCAACCAGGTTGCATGGAACCTGATCGACTCTGTCGACCTGATCGTGCAGAACGTTCTTGCAACTGGAACCCAGACCATTCGCAACGACCCTGCAACGGGTAACCCGTCGTACGGTTTCGGGTCCAACCCGACTCAGGCGATCGCGCTAACCGCGATCGACCAGACTGCGAACTCTCGCTACGACACTGCCGACGTTCGTCTCGCAACTACCAAGCTGCGCTCGAACAAGGTTCACCCAACCATGAACGCCTACTACACCACCTACATCCACCCGGATGTATCCCACGATCTCCGTGGTGAGACCGGTGCAGGATCTTGGCGTCAGCCTCACGAGTACTCTGCCGCAGGTAACATCTGGGCAGGAAACATCGGTGAGTACGAGGGTCAGGTCTTCCTTGAGAACCCTCGCTGCCAGAACGTACAGGCTGGTTCTGGTGCCGGTGCATCTCAGACTCGCGTCTACAACACCTACACCGTAGGACAGCAGGCACTTGCCGAGGCGGTTGCCGAGGAGTTCCACACTGTTCGCGGTCCGGTCGTTGACAAGCTGACCCGCTTCCAGCCGTTCGGCTGGTACGGTGTCGCCGGTTGGTCTCTGTACCGTCCTGAGGCACTCATCGTGACTCAGACTTCCAGCTCTGTCCGTCCGACTGTCTAACTGATTGAGGGGAGCCCTTTCGGGGGCTCCCCTCTTTCTTGCGAGGTTTCCATGGCTAACTGGATTTTCACCACACCAACTACAGATGAGGCACCCTTCGCATGGGACTTCATGCTTCAGAGGTTCAGGATCGATCGTGGCATCACGGTGAAGCAGACAGCGCCTGGACCTAACTATGTGCTTGTTCGCTTCCAGTCCTACACCGACGAAAACGGATCGGCCAACATCCCGATCAATGAGCCAGGTACTACTCCGACCGGGCTCAACACCTTCCGAGGTGGATACGAGTGGACAGTAGATGACGCAACCAAGGCAGACCTTATTAACTCCGGCATTGGAATCACCAATGCCAACTTCACACTGGTGGTCTGATGCCATACGCAAGTGACAAGCAGCGCAAGTTCATGTACGCAAAGCACCCCGACATCGCGAAGAAGTTCGAGAAGGAGGGCAAGGCTAACGTGGTGAAGAAGGCCGCCAAGAAGGCGGCCCCGAAGAAGAGCGGGAAGGGGAAGAAGTGACTCACGGATACGACTACAGTCCGGCCAAGAATCCAGCGCCGGGCACCATGCCTGTTGACTGGGGCTGCACTGAGCAGTGCTGCGCAGCAGCTACACCAGGTGGAACCACCAACCGAGTGATGTGGGACGAGAAGGGTGTTCTGGACTCCAACGTCTACCGTGTTGCTCAGGCTCCTGCTGGCCAGTCTCTCCCCGCTGCGCACGATGCTCACAAGCAGGGCATCTACAAGACGAACTCCGTCGGCGACTATGACTAAGCGTGCACCGATCATGGTTCCCATGTGTGTGGGAACCTGCTCGAACAAGTCTCCTGGTCACGAATTCTGCTTCAGGGGATTCGGTAATGATGCGGTGATCCGAACCGAGAATCCCGAGTGCATCGGCACCTGCCGCAGGCATGAGAGGTGCGGGGAGTCCGCAGAGTACATGGACAATCTTCTCCGCAGGGAGCTCCAGTGAAGTGTCGAACCGGCTGTCCAACTCAGGATCACAAGTCCTATGCGGAATGCTGCAAGGGTCTGAGCCTCGCTATCGGCGAGGCTCTAACTCTCAAGCAGAAGTCTGTTGACTCCGAGCTGAAGGCCTACCGCAATGCACGTGCTGAGGGCATGCAGCCACGAGGTACACAGATGCACCAGATCGAACAGGCAAAGCGAATGAGCGACGCTACGGGCGTCGCGTTTGGAGTGTAACAATGGCCGAGCATCGCGTCATTGTGGAGGGAACCTACAACCCAACGACCGGTGCTACCGTGCCCGTCACGGGTGGAACTTCCTCCACCCCTTCGTACGTCACCATCACTGATGGTACGAACAACGTTACCGTCTCCGCTTCTGCGTCGACTGGTAATGCACTCGCAGTATCCAGTGGTTCCGTGTTCTCCGGAACCACGCTCAATGCTGTAACCGGCAACGCCACTGGAACTACCGTGGACTCCGGTTCGGCACGCTCCAACTGGTCCTTCGTCGCAGTGGGAACCTCGACTCTGACTGGAACTCTCACCCTTGAGCTCTCGGTCGATAACGTCGCTTGGGTATCCAGCACTGTGACCGCATCTCTGACTGCCGCTGGAACTGTTGGAGGATTCTCCACTGGTCGAGCAGCACGGTATGCAAGGGTCAGCCTCACTGCCGCTGCCGGTTCGGGCAGCGTCACCGTCAAGATGATGGCAGCAGGTTAATCATGGGTCAGCTCAATGTATCCATCGACTCCACGCAGCAGTCTATCTCCACCTTCTCCGGCGTTGATCCGACCTGGACTGGAGTCTACTTCCAGGCGATCGTAGATGTTGCCGGAACCACCGGATCCAACAACTTCTTATCCGTACTCAATCCGGTGGGCAGTGGCAAGATTGCCATTGCACTAGGGTTCAGCTGCTCCAGTTACTCCCTGAACAGCATTACCACGCCATCATCCCTGGTGGCGTTCAGGACCAGTGCGCATACTGGAGGCACTGACGTCACTGCGGCCAACGTGAACAGGTTCCTTACCTCGTTCGCAAACCCGGTTGCACAGGTGAAGATCGGAAACCCTGGAACCACCAACACCAACGGGACCAACCCGATGATCGGCATTCCGCCGGTCGTTGGAACTGGAGCCCAGAATGGACAGACGGTTGCCCCAACTCCCGGAGCATCGTTCGTCTTCCTTCCAGGCGAGGGAATCGTGTTCAACGTCCCAACCGGTGATACCGATCAGCGTTGGGATATGCAGTACATCTGGGCCGAGAAGCTTCTCTGAGGAGGATACATGCTTGTAGCAACTCCACCCACCGCTGATGTGATCAATGCTTCCGCGACCTCTGGAACTGTTGCAATCGTAACCGTTCCCGCTGGCAGGTGGCTGACCGCCACCGTGCAGCAGTGCATCAATGAGAACCTGGCGGGAACCGGAACTGCATCCCTGGTCTATCAGACCACTGACGCACAGGCCGCTCCTGCCGACAGCTCCGTACTTGCCAGGGTTCAGCTCACTGGACTAACTCTAACCGAGGCTGCCGTCACAAGCACTCAGGAGATCTTCGTTTATGGCGGAGATCCCAACGGATCCGGATCGACCATTGACTACGTGGTCAGCGGAACCACTTCCAACTCCATCGTTATCAACGGATTCCTGATCTGATATGACTGTGACACTGGCGGACATGAAGGGCCGCATCAAGCAGATGCTCCAGGGCTACACTCGCAACCAGGAGCAGATCACCTGGCTCACGTCCAACATGGCCGCCGGTGACACTTCCTTCAACGTCGATCCGGGAACCGCGAGTCTTGTAACTCGCGGTCTTGTGGAGATTGACAATGAGCTACTGCTTGTCAATACGTTCAACTCGACCACTGGACTTGTCCAGGTTGCCGCCAACACCAATGGACGTGGTGTTGAGAACACTGTTGCGGCATCCCACCTGACCAATGCAATCGTCAGGATGGACCCGGATTACCCACTTCAGCGAATCACTGAGGCGATCAACGATACGATCCAGTCCACTTACCCGGATCTGTACGTGATGAGCAACTTCGAGTTCACCAAGGTTGCAG